GACTTCGTTCGCGCGAGCGGCAGGTCCTCGTGGTTCAGCAGGTAGCGGACGTCGGCGTCGCGGAGCGTCTTCGTGAACGCGCCCGGCAGGACCTCCTCCTCGTAGTCGCCGTAGCGCGCGTCGTGGACGTCGTAGACGTCGCCGAAAAGGGCCGCGTAGCCGATGACGTCGACGGCGCCGTCCGCGCGATCGCGGACCTCGATCGGGTAGCTCGGCCGGCGCATCGTGCGGACCTCGCGGTCAAAGCTCAGCAGGCGCCGCACCAGCTCGGGCGCGTCGGCCGGCGGCGTGGCGCGCCGGCCGACGATCACGACGCTGCCGTTCGTCGCGTTCTCGAGGTCGGACAGGCGCCGGATCGTTTCGTCGATCGTGCCGACACGGTCGGCCATGCCGCGGTCGACGGCGTCGGCGGCGCGGACCATTCGGCCCTGGCCGAAGCTCGCCTCGACCGTGTCGAGCGTCACGCCGCGCTGCGCGGCGACCGCGGCCGTGAACATGCCGTAATAGGCGTCGACCTGCGCCTGGATCTGGGCGTAGGCCTCCGGCGTCAGCGGCTCGAACGGGTTGGCCTCGACCTTGTACTTGCCGGCGGAAATCAGGGTCGTCTTGACGCCGGCCTGCGCCATCGCGCCGGATTGGTCGGTGTGCGCGGAGTAGACGCCGATCGAGCCGACTTCCGCGGACGGGCTGACGACCAGCTCGTCGGCGGCCGAGGCGATCCAGTAGGCGGCCGAGGCCGCCATCGTGTTCGCGACGGCGACGATCGGCTTCGTGCCCCGGGCCGCGGTGATCTCTGCCGCGAGCTCTGGCACCAGGTCGACGGACCCGCCAGGCGAGTCGACGTCCAGGACGATCGCCGACACGTCCGGGGATGCGAGCGCGGCGCGGATGCTCGCCTGCAGGCCGTTAATCGAGGTCGCGCCCGAGACTTCGGTCATCAGGCCGGCGCGCGGAACGATCGGGCCCGAGATCGGGATCACGGCGACGCCGGCGGCGGGCTGCCCGGCCGCGTCGGACCTGCGCTCCCGCCGGTCGCCGATGCGCGCCCGGATCTCGGCGTCGGTCGGTCGGTTGCCGCTGCGACGCTCGGCGAGGATCGCCAGCAGCATCGACAGCGCGGACGGTTCCATCGCCCAGGTCGCGCCGGCGACGTAGTGCGCGACGCGGTCGTAGCGCGGATCGCGGTTTTCGTTCATGCCGGACAGGGTCGTCGCGCTGTCACGGCGTCAATTGTGGACCGGCGCCTCGCCCGGCGGCGCGACGTCCTTGTGCGGCGCTTGCTGAATGTCCGGCGGTCCGCCGCCCGGCGGGACCGGCGCGTAGTTCAGGGACTGCAGGTAATCCTTGCCCTTGCCGTCCGGCAGCGGCGGCAGGTCCTCGAGCGCGCGGACGTCGTCGACGTTCAGCCAGCCGCCCTGGCGGCCCTTCAGGTAGGCGTCGTAGCGGTCGAGCAGCCGGCCGCGGAGCAGGCCGGCGACGTTGAACTTGAAATATTGGCCGGGCGGCAGCAGGAAGCGCGACAGCGAGCGCTCGAGGCGAACGAGCCAGATCGCCAGGGTGTAGGTCACAAATTGCAAGCCGTTCTCCTCGACGCCGGTCCCCCAGCTCGTTTGCTTCTCCGTCATCCCGACCATGTGCGGCGGAACGCGGAAAAAGCCGGCGATCTCCGCGCGCTTCGCGTCGATCGTCTCGAGGAATTGCGACTCGTTCGGCGCGATCGCGATCGATTGCCACTGGAGCCCGCCGCCGAGGACCGCGGGCTTCCGGTTGCGGCCGGCGTGGCCCTCGATCCATCGCGCTTGCATCTCCTTCGCCGTCGACTCGTCGATCCGCTGGTCCGAATGCAGGACGCCGGACGGCGTCGCCGACTCGCCGAAGTAGCGGCCGCCATACTCCTGCGCGCCGAGCGCGACGGCGATCGTCTGGCGCGCGTACTCGATCGGGTCCAGGCCCTTGACGTTGTAGACGCCCGGGATGCTCATCCCGCGGACGTGATAGACCTCGCGGCGCGTCAGCGGCTCCTTGGCGCCCAGCGCGTAGTACTCGATCGCGCCGCTGTCGAGGTTCACGCGCGGATCGATCTGGTCCGGGTGCAGGTCCTGCAGCTGCGTCGGGTAGCCCAGGCGATCGCGCTCTGCGACGTTCGCGTAGAAGTTGCCGCGCGACAGCAGCGACACGCCGGCGCGGCCGATCCAGTCGACACGATCCATGCCGGCGATCGGTTCCTCGATCACGTCGGGATTGTCGAGCCGGCGCGGGAATTGCTCGCCGGCGGGCTTCTCGAACGTGCCGATCGGCAGCTGCGCGATCGAGTCCGAGATCAGTGACACGCAGGCCCACCAGGTCAGCTGACGAAGCGCCTGGCGCTCGGACACAGGGACGCCGGTCCAGGTAAACCAGCCCTCGGTCGGTCCGGGGATCCGGTTGGGATCGAACGCGGCCAGGTCCGCGGATCGCCGCTCGAATGCGCGCGACAGCAGGGTCACGACATCACCCCGCCGCTGATCGAGCCGTGCCAGGCCGGTTCAGCGTTGATCGAGGGGTCGACCGTGAGGTCCGGCGGCGTCCCGGTGACGTTCCACCTGGAGGTCACGCCGTGATCAGGGCCGCCATCCGCCGGCGCTCTGTCGGTGGTCGTCCATACGCCGGCATCGTTCGGCAGGACGATCACCCAGCATTCGCGATCGACCTCGTCGCGCTCGGGCAGCCGCCAGCAATCGCCGGGCGAGGTCCCATCAGGTGCCCAGCGGTGGAACGCGCCCGGCGTCGGATTCTCGATGACGCGCAGCCGGATCGCCATCAGCCGCCGCCGGCGCTCGAGGCGGCCAGGTAGACCAGGACCAGGCCGACGACCAGCAGGCCAAGCGCCGGCGCCGTCCACCAGGCAGCGCCAGCAACACAGATCCAGCCGGCCAGCTCGAGGACGGTCGTCAGGGCGGAACGCGCGCGCGGCAGGCGGACCCTCATCGTCGGCAAGGATCGGGCCGCGGTCACGGTCAGATAAAGAGCGACGGCTGTGGTTCGGCTTCCGCCGGCGCCTCGATGATGTAGCAGGCCATCGCCAGCGCGACGACGCCGTCGATCAATCCCGACTTGGTTTTCTTGAGACGCCAGCCGCGCTCCGTGACTTGCTTGGCCGCGGAGGCGACCTGGATCCGCATCTCGCGGCCGCCGCCGTGGCGCAGGCGCTCGCCCATCAGCAGCTCGTACAGGTTCATCGAGGCCGGCACCATTCGGAGGTCCGACTGCGGGAATTCCTCGATCGGCAGGTCCTCGTCGGCGAGCATCGTCATCGACCGGACCATCGCGTAGCGGTCGACCAGGATGCGCTCGACGTCGTAGCGCCGGCACAGGTCGCGCAGCAGCTCCTCGAGCTCTCCGAAGTCCAGGTACCCGGTCTCCGGGTCGACGTGCATGATCACGACGCGCGCGTGCAGGATGCCGTCGTCGTCGCGGCGGACGATCGCGATGCCGGTCGAGTCGTGTTTCGGCGCCGCGTCGACGGCGATCACGACCGTCGAGCCCTCCGGAATGTAGGGGCGGCCGGCGTTCGCCATCCACAGCGGGTCAGGGATCGCGGCCTCCTTCGATCCCGTCCAGTTGTTGCGGTGGAACCTGTCGAACTGCAGCTCGTTGCCCAGCTCGCGCGCGCGGCGCAGCTCGGACGCGAGGTAGGCGTCGGTCACCCAGCGCGACGGATTGGCTGCGCGCGTGGCGGCGACGTCGTCGCGCGCGGAGCCTGCAGGCGCCTCATACCATCGGAAATAGAACGTCCGCGCGTGCCGGCGGCGCTGGCCGCGCTCGTACAGGCGCCAGGCGAGCGAGTCCTGATCGAAGCCGGCGGTCGTGATCCAGATCACCAGCGGCTGCTCGCGCGCGGCGCCGGCGCCGGCGAACGCCTCGTATTGCTCCGGGTCGCGGTGGACCCAGATCTCATCGATGATCGCGACGCTCGGGTTGTAGCCGTGCGTCAGCTTGGCGTCGGATGCGAGGACGCGCCAGACGGACTCCGTCTCGGGGATCTCGATCGCGTCGCGGTAGACCTTGCACATCGCGCGGAGCATCGGGTCACGGTTGACGAAGCCGGCGGCGATCTGGAAAAGGATCTTGGCCTGGTCGCGGCTGCCGGCGATGTTGTAGACCTCGGCGCCGTACTCCGGTTCCCAAAGCCACGTCTTGCCGTTGCGGCGGTAGCGGCCGTCCGCGGTCGCGTGGTAGCAGCCGAGGCCGGCGCATAGGTGCGTTTTCCCGTTCTTCTTGGCGATGCCGAGGCCGGCTTCGCGGACGCGGCGCAGGCCGTTCGGCAGCAGGTCGTCGTAGACGGGCTGGAGAAATTCGCGCTGCCAGTCCTCGATCAGGAACGGCTTGCCGGCGAAGGGCGCTTTGCCGTGGCGCAGCCGGCGGGCAAAGAAACGCTCCATCCGTTGCGACGGGAGCATCGGCACGGCCGGCGGCCGGGCCCGTCGCGGAGGCGGGGCCGTGCTAGTCCTGGTCAAGGTCGTCGTTCAGCGCCTGCAGCATCGTCCGTCCTTGCAGGTTCATCAGGCCCAGACGCATCCGCGAGGCGACCGTCAGCCCGTACTGTTCGGCCAGGCGCAGGACCATCGCGGCGGAATCGCGCTCGGCCTTCAGGAACGGCGACACGGTGACGTCGCCGGTCACGCGCGTCGCCAGGATGCTGTAGTCGTCGACCAGCTTCCCGGCCTCGCGCATCCGGTGGTACTGGCGGACGAACGCCTCGATCGTGAACAGGTCGCCGGCGGTGAGGGCGGCGATCCCGCCCATCGCGTCGACGACGCGGTGCCACGTCGGCAGCATCTTCTCGGGCAGGTCCTCCGGCGGCGCCAGCGCCGGCGGGGTGCCAGCAGGTGCCGGCACAGGATCGCGGACGACCTTGAGCGCCGGCGCCTCGTCCGGCTTGCGTCGGTGGCCGGTCTGCCGGCGTGCGCGCGTCGGATCGCGCGGCCGGCCCTTCATCGCCGCCGCCCGCGGAACGGATGCAGCAGCGACCGGCGCGGGATCACGAAGCCGGCGCGCTCGAGCAGGTCCGTCCGGATCTCGTTGCGTTCGTCCTCCATCAGCGGATCAGGCGGCAGCGGCGCGCGACGGATGACGGACCGGCGGCCCTTCTTCTGGACGGCGCGGCGCAGGCCGAGGTCCTCGCGCCGGCGCTGGCGGCGGGCCGCGCGGTCGTGGCGAAGTGTCAGGTCTGGCGGCGCTGACACTTCGTTTGCAGTTGCGTCGTCGTCAGGCATTCATTCCTCCGGGAACAGCCGCCGACGTGCGCGGCGGATGGCGTTCGCCAGTTCTCCCGCCCGTGCGGCGAGCCTGCGCGGCAGGTCACGCTCGAGCGCGGCCAGGCGGTAGACGATCCAGTCGACCTCGAGCAGGCCCTGCGCGAGCTGGTCGATCGGCGGCGCTGGCGGCCGGCCCTCGAGCATCGCGACGAGCGCCTCGGCCGTGCGCCGATCGACAACGCGCGGATCAGCGGGATAGCCGGGCTGCGCGACCGGCGGCCAGGGCACGGCGGCACGGCGCCGGCGGCGATTCTGCCGGCAGCGCTCGCTGCAGGTCTCGCGCGGCCGGCCGGTCCGAGGCTGGACGATCTCGCGCGGGCATTCGCTGCAGGTGGTCGCCCGGATCTTGACGGCGGCTTTCACGGTTCGGGGCGGTCCGGGCCGGGCGCGTCGCCGCTGATATCGAAGATCGTCCGCACGCCCAGCGGATTGCGGGGCAGCCCGCCGACCTTCTCGGCCGCCGCGGTCATCTGCTGGACCTGGAAATCGACCGGCAGGCCCGTGGCCGCGGCGAGGTAGGCGCTGATGGCGATCGAGATCATCGACCAGCGCTCAACGGTCAGGCGCGCGTAGTCGTCGTCCTCGAGGATCAGCCGAACGTCGACGTCGCGATAGGTCCGCTTCCGCAGGGCCGAGCCGACCAGCATCGGCGCGCGGTCGAACGCCGCGCGGATCGGCCGGCACGCATTGTCGAGGGCGAATAGCAGGCCGGGGGAGAGCATCGTCGCGCGGGTTTCCATCGGAAAGAGCGTCCGACCGGCGTCACGTTCCGTGACACAGAATCGCCAGTTTCGGGCGTGTGTGCAGGGTGCAGGAAGCGGGGTGCTCGGAGTGCGCTCAGCGAACTTTCCGACCGGGGGGAGGGGTCAGTCGTGGGTTTCCGTTGGAAAGCGGACGACGGCGTCGGTCAGTAGGCCGAACGTGATCAGCGCCAGGTGCCGGTCGCAGGCCTCGGTCAGTCCGGGCTCGGCCGCGCCCTCGATCCAGACAGGGCCGGCGAGGAACAGGTGATCGGTGATCGGTCGATCGCAGGTCGGCGGCGTGGCGGTCGTGTCGACCAGGACGGGACAGCGCCCGGCACGGACGACGGCGTATCCGGTTGCGATCGATACGGGGTCCATCTAG